AAAGCTTTTCACCAAAACTGCGCAGTCAACAGGTCCGGAGAATATCGTCCCGAGAGACCACTTCGGGGCCTCCTGGCAGCGGGGCCGGTTAACAGCCCCTCCCGTATAACCCTCGAAAATAACGGAAAAATCCGGCCGGAGCCGGATCGGGAGAACGCTTTCGCGAGGGCAAGTGGCGGAGCGGGAGGGATTCGAACCCTCGAGACGGTTTCCCGCCTACACACTTTCCAGGCGTGCGCCTTCGACCACTCGGCCACCGCTCCGTTGGTGCCCCTTTGACCTGAGTTCCGGCAAAATGCAAGGCTCTATGGGCAGGCGGATCCTGCGCAGGGCGCGGGTCGTGGTCGTCTGTGGTGCGGGGGGCGGGGCTGGCGATCCTCCGGGTCCTGGAGTGGCACAGGAGGCCGCCGCGCAGAGGCTTTCCAAAGCGGCGTCAGTTGCGTATGTCGGTCGCATCGGCTGCGGCAGAAGAGTGAGGCTAGGGTGCGCAAGGGGATCATTCTGGCGGGCGGGTCGGGGACGCGGCTCTATCCGCTCACGATGGGTCTGTCCAAGCAGCTTTTGCCGATCTACGACAAACCGATGATCTATTATCCGCTGAGCGTCCTGATGCTCGCCGGGATCCGCGAGATCGCGATCATCACCACACCCGGCGATCAGGACCAGTTCAAGCGCCTGCTGGGCGATGGCGGGCAATGGGGCGTCACGCTCAGCTGGATCACACAGGCCTCGCCTGACGGTCTGGCCCAGGCCTATCTGCTGGCCGAGGATTTCCTTGCCGGCGCGGCTTCGGCAATGGTGCTGGGCGACAACATCTTTTTCGGGCACGGCCTGCCCGAGCTGATGGCGGCGGCAGCGCCCGAGGGGGCGACGGTGTTCGGCTATCATGTCACCGACCCGGAACGCTATGGCGTCGTGGAGTTCGACGCCCAGGGCCAGGCGCGGGCGATCATCGAAAAGCCGGCGGTGCCGCCGTCAAACTACGCCGTCACCGGCCTCTATTTTCTTGACGGCACGGCGCCGGCGCGGGCGGCGCGGGTGACGCCCTCTGCCCGCGGCGAGCTTGAGATCACCTCGCTGCTCGAGATGTATCTGACCGAGGGGCTGTTGCAGGTGAAACGCATGGGGCGCGGCTATGCCTGGCTCGATACCGGGACGCATGGCAGCCTGCTTGATGCGGGCAACTTCGTGCGCACCCTGCAGGACCGGCAAGGCCTGCAGACCGGGTCGCCCGACGAGATCGCCTATCAGAAGGGCTGGATCAGTGCCGATCTTCTGACCGCGCGGGCGGCGTTGTTCGGCAAGAACAGCTATGGCGCCTATCTGAGCGGGCTGCTCAAGCAGCAATAGGTCTCAACCCCCGCGCGAAAGCGATTCGGCATAGCGCCTTCATGGTTGTCAAGTCGGGCTGACCAGACCTTGACCGCGAGAGGTGTTCGCGCTCTGGTATTGGCCAATTGACAAGCTTTTTCCTGCGCGTCCGGTCCGGGTCTTTCCGGCTTCGTTCCATGTTTCCGATCCAGTCAGTGCGCCATTTTTCCCGGTCCTGACCCACCACATTCCAGGTCTGCCTTTTTCATCCAGTCATTGGAGGCCCAATGCCGCGCTTTTCGGTATTGCATGATGTCAGCCTTGCGTTGCAGAGCCAGATCATCGCGGCGCTGCGCTCTGCGCCGGATGTGAGCCTCGATGCCTCGGTCAGCAACATCGTCATTTCGCCGCCCTCGGACACGCTGGGCGACGATGTGCTGGCGGTGCTCTACCTCTACCACTTCGGGATCGACGCGAGCCTGCGCAACCAGTCGCCGCTGCCCGACCGCGATGACCCTGCGCTGTTCGTCCGCCCGCCGCTGCCGCTGCATCTGCGCTATCTCTTTGTCCCGCTGAGCGATGATGAAGAGTCCAATCAGCTCATGCTGGGGCGGGTGCTCCAGCATTTCTACGACCAACCCACGTTCCGCCCCGCGCCCGGCACGCCGCTGGCGCAGGACCGCGGCGGGGTGCCCGACCGCGTGCGGGTGCGCCCCGATCTGGCGGGGTTCGAGGCGCTGAGCACCCTGTGGTCGGCCCTGGCGCGGCCCTACCGGCTGTCGGCGGGGTTTCTCGTCGATGTCGCGGGGGTGGACAGCGGGCTGCCCGCACAGGCGACCCCGCGCGTGGGCGAAACCTTTGCCGCGACACGGCCCAAGGCCCTGGGAGAGGTGTCATGACCGCGCCCGAGGTGATCGCCGGGCCGCTTGTCCTGCTGCGTGGGCGGGTGGCTGACGGGCTGACGGGCGAAGGGCTGGCGCAGGCCGGGCTCTGGGCCGAGGTCCGGCAGGGCGGGGACTGGTTCGCGCTGCCCTTTGCTCTGCGCGGGCAGGGTGGCGGCTGGTTTGCGGCCAGTGCGCGGCTCACCGATATCGCGGCGCGGTTGCGGCTGGGTGTGGCGACCGAGTTCCGCCTGCGCGCCGCCTCTGCCGGCCATGTGACCGCCGAGGCGACGGTTGCCTTGACCGCGGCGCAGTTCAGCCGGGTGACGGCGACGCAGACCATCCGGGGCGTGGCGGTCGCGGTGTCGCGGCTCGCCGGGGCGCCGGTGATCCTTGACATCGCGCTCCAGCCGCGGCCGGTGATGCTGGCGGGGCTTGTGATCGACAATCACGACACGGCCAGCCCGATGGCCGGTGTCAGCATCGCCATCGCGGGCAGTGCCGCGACGGCCACCTCGGACGCGCGGGGCAGGTTCCGCATCGACGCGCCGCCGCGGGCACGCAGCTGGGATGTCACCGCGACGCTGGGCAGCCGGACCGCACAGGCGCTGCATGTCACCGATTTTGCCCTGCCGGTCAATTTCATCACGCTCAGCCTGCCCGCCGTGCCACCAGCCCCGACCCCCTAGCACAAAGCCATTTCAGGAACGGAGATCATCATGCCCGAATATCTTGCCCCCGGCGTCTATATCCACGAAATGCCCTCGGCCAACAAAGCGATCCAGGCGGCCTCGACCTCGACAGCCGGCATGGTCGGCCTGACCGAGCGTGGCCCGGTCGGGGTGCCGACCTTCATCAGCAGCGCGGGCGCGTTCCGGCGGGTGTTCGGCGGGCTGCTCAACCACAGCCGTTATCCTGACGGGACCGATGCGCTGCCGCATGCGGTCAACGGCTTTTTCGCCAATGGCGGCAGCCGGGTCTATGTGGTGCGGGTGCTGCCGGATGATGCGACGCCGGCTGCGGTGATGCTGACCGATGGCGCTACCGGTGTGTTGCAGGTCTGCGCGATGTCGCCGGGGGCCTGGGGCAATGACCTGCGGGTCGATGTCCGCTATGTGACGCGCTTTACCACCACGATCCGGCTGATCGACGCCGCGCGCACGGCGGTCACGCTGGCCTCGGCCTTTGGCGTGACGGCGGGGGCGCGGATTGCGATCGCGGGGGCGAGCTATACCGTCATATCGGTGCTGGCCGGTGATGTCGTCGTGCTGGACCGGGCGCTGCCGACGGTTGCCGCCCAGACGGCCGCCTCTGCCGCGGCCGTCGCCGCATCGGCTGCGGCCGATACCGCCGCAGCCGATGCCGCGGCTGTCGCTGTCGCGGCGCGTGCTGCGGCTGATGGGGACCCGGCCGATCTGGCCTTGCAGGACGCCGCTGCTGACGCAGAGGAGGCCGCCGATCTGGCCGCCGCCGCGGCCGCCACCGCGCTCACCCCCGCTGTCGCGGCCGCCCGCGCGCTTGCCGCTGCCACCACCGCCGCGACCGTTGCCGAGGATGCGGCCGTGCTGGCCGAGACCGCTGCCACTGCCGCCGAGGCCGCCGCAGTCGCCGATCCGGCGGATGCCGCACGCGCCGATGCCGCGACCACAGCCCGCACCGCCGCCACAACGGCCCGCGCCGCGGCCACGGCGGCCGCCGTCGCGCTGGCCGCTGCCGCCGAGGATGTCGGCGCTCCCGATGCCGGCTCTACCGTCACCAGCGCCGGGTTCGACCTGATCGTGCAGCGGATGAACGCCGGCACCGCGATCGAGACCGAGATTTTCACCAACCTCTCGCTCGACGCCAATTCGCCCAATTATGCGCCGACGCTGATCGGGTCTTGTGCTGCTGGCGGGCTCAGCCCGTCGGCCAACGGCGACAGCCTGATGGTGCGGCTCTTTGTGCCGGTCGGCACCGCCGCCGGGGCAAGGCCCGCCGTCGCGATCACGCCGCTGGCGGGCGGCAGCACCGGCACGCTCTCCGCCCAGACCTATATCGGCACGGCCAGCGATGACCCGTCCGAGCGTCGCGGGATCAACGCGCTGGCCAATGAGCCCGGTATCAGCCTTGTGGCGGTGCCGGGGCAGGCGGATGTCACGGTGCAGAACGCCCTGATCGAGCATTGCAACGCGCAGGTCTATCGCTTTGCCGTGCTCGATACGCCGGTGGGCGCGCGGATGGCCGACGCCCGCGCGCATCGGGGCAATTTCGACAGCACGCGCGCGGCGCTCTACTATCCCTGGCTCGAAATGGCCGACCCGTTCGGGGCCAAGGGCGATGTGCATCTGGTGCCGCCCTCGGGCCACATGATCGGCATCTATGCCCGCACCGACAATGCCCGTGGCGTGTGGAAAACCCCCGCCAACGAGGTGGTGAACGGCGTCACCGGCTTTGAGGTCGCGATCAACAAGGCCGAGCAGGACATCCTCAACCCCGTGCACGTCAACTGCATGCGCGATTTCCGCGCCGCGCAGCGCGGCATGCGGATCTGGGGCGGGCGCACGCTGTCGTCGGATGCGGAGTGGAAATACATCGCCGTGCGCCGCACCTTTCTGTTCATCGAACAGTCGCTCGATGCCGGCCTGCAATACGCGGTGTTCGAGCCCAACGGCAAGGCGCTGTGGGACACCGTGCGCCAGTCGATCAGCGGCTTTCTCGACAGTATCTGGCGGCAGGGCGGTCTTGCCGGCGCCACGCGCGAAGAAGCGTTCTTTGTCAACGTCGGCTACGGCGTCACGATGGAGCAGGCCGACCTCGACAACGGGATGCTGATTGTCGAGGTGGGCATCGCCCCGCTGTTCCCGGCCGAATTCGTCATCATCAAGATCAGCCAGAAAACGCTCGAAGCGCTGAGCTGACCCGCCTTTTCAAGGAGTTATTCCCATGGCCTATCCCTATACCCAGTTCAATTTCCTGCTCGAGATCGACGGCATCGTCTCGGCGGGCTTTACCGAAGTGTCGGGTGTCACGATGGAAAGCGACATCGTGGAATACCGCGAGGGGTCCGACCCCACCCATGTGCGCAAGATGCCGGGGCTGAGCAAATACGGCAATATCACGCTCAAGCGCGGGTTTACCGACAACGCCGAGCTCGCCGATTGGCGCAAGACGGTGATCAACGGTCTGACTGCGCGCAAGGATGGCGCGATCATCCTGCTCAACGAGGCGGGCCAGCCCGCGCTGCGCTGGGAATTCACCAATGCCTGGCCGTCGAAACTCGAAGGCGCGGCGCTCAACGCCACCGCCAACGAGACTGCGATCGAGACGGTGGAACTGGCGGTCGAGACGGTGACGCCAGCCTGAGACCTCGCCCGAAACCTCGCCCGAAACTTCGCCTGACCCGCTGCGCGAAATCCTGCGCACCCCTGATCCGAAAGGCCCGGCCCATGTCCCCCCTCGACCGCCCCGGCATCACCCTCGCCCCCGCCCGCCCTGCGCGGCGGGTGACGGGGCTGGCGCGTGGCGATGTGCCTGTGCTGATCGGCCATGCCACGCGCGGGCCGGTCGCCGGGCCGGTCCGGGTGGAGAGCCTGCGCGCCTATGAGGCGGTGTTCGGTGCGCCGATGCCGGGCACCCATCTGTATGATGCGGTCAAGGGCTTCTTTGAAACCGGGGGGCGCGCGGCCTATGTGCAGCGCGTCGTGGGGCCGGGCGCACGGGGGGCCGAGGCGAGCCTTGGCCTGTGGCGCGCGCGGGCCCAGGCCGCGCTCGCAGGCGGCGCGGACAGGGCCGGCGACGCACCCTGGCATGCGGCCCTGCGCCGCGCCGCGCCCGACGGGCTGGCCGACCCCGGGCCCTGGGCCAATGACCTGGTGGTGCAGGTGACGCGCCGCGCGCGCGATCGGGTGCCGGCTGTGGCTGACGCCGCTGACCGCCGGCTCTTGCAGCCCGTCACGCTCACCGGCCTGTCGGTGCATGCCGTGGTCGGGATCGGCCCGCATGTGGCGCGCATTTGTGCGCTCGACGCCGCGCGCGGCACGGTGCAACTCACGCGCCCGCTGCCCGACGCGGTGCCGCCGGGCGCCGACGTGATGCTGGCCGTCGTGACATTCGACATCGCCATCTCTGCGCGCGGCCGGCAGGTCGAAGCCTATGCCGACCTGCACCTGCCGCCCGAGCATCCCGCCGGCATCACCGCGCGGCTGAACGCGCAGAGCCGCCTTTTGTGGCTCGACGCGCCCGCGGGTGGTGACTGGACCGACCCGGACGTCTGGCCGGTGGATGGCAGCTATCCGCTCGGGTTCGGCGATGCCGACCTGGCCGGGCTGACGCGGCAAAGCTGGGAGGACGCGCTGCGGCGCAGCGCCGCGCTGGACGAGATCGCGCTGGTGGCGGCGCCCGATCTGGTGCGCCAGCCCGACCCGCCGCCGACTGCGCTCGAGGCCGGGTCCGCGCGCCCGCCCGCCTGCGACCTGCCCGTGCCGCAGCCGCAAGGCGCCATCGCGGGGCTGGTGCGGGACGGGGCCACGGATCTGCCGGTGGCCGGCTGCGCGGTGATGGCGGCGGGCGAGGGGCGGCTGGCCGTCACCGATGCGGCCGGCCGATTCGTGCTGACGGGGCTGCCGCAGGGTCAGACCGACCTGCGGCTCGTCGCGCGCGGCTTTCAGCCGGCTGACCATGCCGCGCAGGCGCTGGGCGGTGTGGGGCACTGGACGCCCGACGCAGAGCGCACGACCATCTCCCTGATCCGGCAGGATGTGATCGCCGTGCTGCCGCAGGGCGACATCATCGCCGTGCAGCGCGCGATGGGCGAAGGGGGGCTCGCCGGGCCCTACCGGATTGCCGTGCTCGACGCGCCCGCGCCCGACATGGCCATGGAGGACCTGCGCGGCTGGCGCGCGCGGCTGGGCGATGACCGGCGGCTTTTTGCGCTCGCGCCCTGGATCGCGGTGGCGCAGGGGGATGGCACGCTGGCCCCGCAGCCGCCTTCGGGCCACGTCTGCGGCGCCTTTGCGCAGGGCGAACTGGCGCAGGGCATCCACCGCGCGCCCGCCAACCTCGCGCTGCGCCACGCCAAGACGGTCACGCGCGAGATGGACGATGCCGCGCTTGCCGCCTGCCACGCCGCCAGCCTCAACGCGCTGCGCGCGCTGCCGGGGCAGGGGCTGCGGCTGATGGGCGCGCGCACGCTCGCGCCCGATGCCGCCTGGCAGCAGGTCACGGTGCGCCGCCTCTTTGACGCCATCGAAAAGACCCTGCTCGCCCGTCTGCAATGGGCGGTGTTCGAGCCCAACGCGCCGGGGCTGCGCCATATCCTGCGCTTTTCGGTGGAACAATTCCTCGAAAGCCTGCGGCGGCGCGGGATGTTCGCGGGCGACAGCGCGGCGGCGGCCTATGCCGTCACCTGCGACGGGCGCAACAACAGCCCCGCCGAGGCGGCGCGCGGCGAGGTCATCCTCGACATCGCGATTGCCCCCGCCCGCCCCTATGAATTCATCCGCATCAGCCTGCAGGCGCAGGCCGACGCGATCGAGGTGACAGAGCAATGATGGGCCTGCTTGATACGCCACTGCCCGCCTTCACCTTCTTTGTCGGCTTTCTCGACGACGGCGACACGCTGGGCCTGATGGACCTCGCAGGCTTTGCCCTTGGCGGGTTTTCCGAGGTGGCGGGGCTCGATACCGCGATGGCCGTCGTCCCGCTGCTCGAAGGGGGCGTGAACGACCGCGTGCACCGCCTGCCGGGGCGCATCGACGTGCCCAACATCACGCTGACGCGCGGCATGGGCTACACCGACGAGCTTTGGACCTGGATCGAAGGCTGGCAAAAGGGCGAGGGCATGCGCAAGACGGTGTTCATCGTCATGGCCAATGCCGCGCGCATCCCGCTGCGGATCTGGGCGGCAGAGCGCGCCTTGCCGGTCCGCTGGCAGGGGCCGGCGTTCAGCGCGGGGGCATCTGCGCTCGCCATCGAAAAGCTCGAGATCGCGCATGAGCGGCTGACGCTGGTGCTTTCGGCGGGCGACGCCGCTGGCGCGCTCGCGGCCGCATTCTGAGGGAGGGGGGGCGATGACCGACATCCGTATCGGCCAGATGACGACCGAGGTCGAGGTGATCGACGATGACGCGCTGCTGAGCCCGCGCGTGATGGCGCGGATCGTGGCGGCGGTCGAAGCAGCGCTGGCCCGCAAGGCCGACATCGACGCCGCGCGCCGGGCCGAGACGCGGATCGGCAAGGGCGGGGGGGCCGGGTCATGATCAACCCGCTCGCCGCCCTCACTTCGGCGCTCACACCGCAGACGCAGAGCCCGAAAAAGCTCACTTTCCAGCGCATCGACAGCGACGCGAAAACCTATGGCGAGGCGTTGTCGGTGATGTTCAACCCCACCGACCTCGCGTTTTCGCGTGCCGCGCAATACGCCGACCTCGCCATCCCCGGCCTGGCCCTGCCGGTGAGCCAGTTCGTGCGCGGCGACGCCGAGACGCTGAGCCTCGAGCTCACCTTTGACAGCACCGACGGGGGCATGGGCGAAAACGCCACAGGCGTGACCGCGATGGTCCACGCCTTTCACCAGTTCGTGCAGGTGGATGGTGACAAACATGCGACGCCCTTGGTGCGCCTGTCCTGGGGCGCCGATTTTCCCGGCAACGCCTATGCCAATGCGGCAGAGCCCGCGGGCACATTCGACGCCCGCGTGATGTCGGTGGCGCGCAAGTTCACGCTGTTCTCGCCCGCGGGCACGCCCCTGCGCGCGACCGTGTCGCTCAGTCTCAAGGAATATGTGCCGCTCGCGCAGCAGCTTGCAACGATCAACTACCGCTCGCCCGACCACACCCGCACCCATGTCGTGCAGATGGGCGAGACACTGCCGCTGATCGCGCATGACGCCTATGGCGATGCGGGCCAATGGCGGGTGATCGCACAGGCCAACGGGATCGCGGATGCGCGCAGGCTCAAGGCGGGGGCGGTGCTGCAACTGCCCCCGACCCGGTGAGCGCGATGGGGGATTTCACCAAGATCGAGACGCTGGGCGCCTTTCATGTGCCGCAGTTCGACATCCGGATGGACGGCGCCGAGGCCGGCGCGCGGCTGAAATGGGACGTGCTCGAGGTGACGTATAGTGACGACATCGACGCGCTCGACCAGTTCGACTTCACCCTGGCGGACTGGGATCCGGCCCGGTTCGAGCCGGTCTATTCCAGCCCCTGGGATGCATCCGGCGCGGTCAAATCCTACCCCACCGCGCTGGGCGACAGGGCGATCCCCGTGCTTACCCCCGGCACGCCGCTGTCGCTTTACCTCAGCTATCAGGACCATGGCGCGGACCCCAGCCTGATGCTGCGCGGCAAGGTGGTGTCGCTGGGCACATCGTTTCCCGCCACCGGCGTGCCGGTCGCGCGGGTCAGCGTGCTCAACCCGCTCGCCGGGCTCGACAAGAAAAAGATCGAAGGCAATGCGACCGGCGGCGCGCTGGCGGTGATGGCCGAGATCGCCGGCCAATGCGACCTCGATTTCGACGACGCCGCCGTGCCCGCCGACCTGCGCGCGGCCGAGAGCGGCACCGATGCGCCCGTGACCGCGCTGAGCGAGCTCAATCCGCTCGCGCATATCCGCGCGCTGGCGCGTGGCTTGGGGCTGACCGTCCGGCTGGTGCAGGGCGAGGCGGGGCGCGATGTGCTCACGCTCGCGCCCGAAGAGCCCGTCGCCTATCACCTCACCTGGGGGCGCACGCTGCTGAGTTTCGCCCCCACGATCAGCACCAAGGGCCTTGTCCCCGCCGTCACCGTGCGTGCGCAGGACATCGCGGCGACATCGGCCGACAAGCAGAAATTCGAAGTCACGAAAAGCTGGGACGATCTGGGCGGTTTCGACCGCGACGCGCTGGGTGTGGGCCTCTTTGACCGCGCGCTGGCCGAAACAGAGGCCGACCCCGAGGTCATGACCAAACTCACCGCCGCGCAGCTCGCCAACCCCGAGCAGACCGCGCTCAACCGCCTGCGCGAGATCGCGGCGGCGTTCATCACCGCGAGCGGCCAGACCGTCGGCCTGCCCGCGCTGCGCGCCGGGGCGCGGCTGCGGATCGACGGGGTGGGGGCGATATTCTCGGGTGTCTATGAGGTGACAAAGTCCACCCATGCCATCGGCGCCGGCGGCTATACCACCGGATTTCAGGCGCGAAAGGTGGTGGTCGATGCTTAGGCTCGCGCGTGTCACCGATACGGAGGACTCCGACAAGCTGGGGCGCATCCGGGTGTCCTACCTCGGCCACGAGGACGCCGCCGAAAGCGACTGGGTGCATGTGGTCACGCCGATGGCGGGCGACGAGGGGGGGATCTTCTTCATGCCCGAGGCGGGCGACATCGTGGTGGTCGGCGCGCTCGACGGCGACCTGAACCGGGGTGTGGTGCTGGGCGCGCTCTGGTCGGGGATGCAGAAACCCCCCGCCGACGCCGCGACCGAGCGGCGCATCGTCAGCCGCACCGGCCATGCGATCACCCTGTCGGATGGCGACGACGACGGCATCACGCTCGAGGACAGCCACGGCAACCGCATCGTGATGAACGCCGATGGCATCAGCATCACCACCGACAAGGACCTCACGATCAAGGTGGGCGGCGCCACCACTTTCGAAACCACGGGCGAGGCCACGATCAAGGGCTCGACCATCAACCTCAACCCCTGAAAGGCCAAGGATATGGAACTGACCCTGCCCAGGACGTCCGGATGGTCCGCGGCCCCGCTGCTGAGCGACGTCTGGGGGCAGGTGGGGGCGGTGGCCAAGTGCTGTTTCCTCTGGGACGGTGCCGGTGCGCGGCGTGACGCGGGCCAGCCCATCGTCGCGCAGGATCTGATGGCGGGACGCGTGATCGTGCGCGAGGCCGAGATGGCGCTGATGAAAACCCGCGCCGACTGGCACTTCCTTGGCTATGGCGGCGGGGTGAACCCGCTGGCCACGCAGGTGATCGCGGCGGCGATCACGGTGAACAATGTGGTGCGTGTCAGCTTTGGCGGCCTGCCGCCGGGTGCGCAGCCCGATGCCGCAAACCTCTTTGGGTTCGAGCCGCGCGGTGACCGGATCGCAGAGCTTGCCGTGCCGTTCAGCTATGCCACCCATGCCCCGCAGATCTTTCGCGCCACGCGGCGGTCGCAGGGCTATGCCAATACCGACGCCGCCCCCGGCCTGCCCGCCAACATGGCGATCCGCGTCACGCAGGCGACGGGCGCCGGGGCGCTCACGCTGCTCGACCAGACGCTCACCCTGCCCGCGCCGGTCCTGCGCCTGTGGGAATTCGAAGGCGGCGAGGACCGCGAAGCGTTCTGGTGCAGCCGCGCCGCCACCGCGATGACGCCGGACACGCTGATCCTGTCGGCCACGGGCGCGCAGGTGCTCTGGCGTGCGGCACTGCCGCTGGCGGCGCATCCGCTCGCCACGCTGCGCCGCCTGTCCATAGAGGAGGCCGCCTGATGGGCCAGCCCATAGCCGTGACCGATGGCACAGCCTTTGCCTTTCCCAACATCTGCCTGACCAATATCGGCACCGGCACCGTGCCGATCCCCTATCCGTCGATCGCGCAACTGTCCGATGCCGATAACGCGTCCGAGGATGTGCTGGCGGGCGGCAAGGGGATCATCCTCGCCGAGACGACCAAAGTCGCATCGACCAGCGGTGACGAGGCCGGGACCGACGGCGGCGTGACCTCGGGCGGCAATGGCGGCGAATGCACGTTCCCGCAGGGGTCCGGCACGGTCAGGGTCAATGGCAAGGCGGTCGTGCGCATGGGGGATCCGACCCAGCAGAACGGCACCAACGCGATGGGCACCGTGCTTGCGGGCCTCGCCACTGTGCTGGTCGGAGGGTGACGCGATGACCGGGATCATCGGCCAGGGCTGGAAGTTTCCGGTGCGGGTGAACGGGCGCGGCGGGCTCTCGTGGTCGGCGGGCGACGACAGCCTGCGCGAGGCGATCTGGCTCATCCTCGCCACGCCGCTGCGGTCGCGCATCATGCAGCCCGACTTTGGTTGCGGCGTGCATGATTACCTCTTTGCGCCGAACTCCGCCAATACCCGCGCGCAGATCGAAGGCGAGGTGAAACGCGCCCTGATCCGCTGGGAGCCGCGCGTCGATGTGCTGCGCGTGCGCGCCGCGACCGCGTCCGAGGACGCGGGCGCGCTGCTGATCGAGATCGAGACGCGGGTGCGCACCAACAACGCGGCCCTCAACCTCGTCTATCCGTTCTACCTCAGCGAAGGGATCGCCCGATGACCCTGCCTCTGCCCGACCTCGACACCCGCCGCCACGCCGACCTCGTGGCCGAGGCGCTGCGCCGCGTGTCGCGCTATGCGCCCGAATGGACCAATCACAACGATGCCGACCCCGGAAAGACGCTGATCAGCGTCAACGCCTGGCTGACCGAGACGATCCTGCATCAGGTCAACCAGGTGCCCGAGCAGAATTATGTGGCCTTTCTCAACCTGTTGGGCCTCGCCCCCCAGCCCGCCCGCGCGGCGGTGGCCGAGCTGTCCTTCACGCTCAAGCCGCTGGCGCAGCCGGGTGACCCGCTGCGCGTCGATCTGCCGGCGGGCACGCGGGTGGCGGTCGATGACCCCGACCTGTCCGAAGAGGTGGTGTTCGAGACCGCCGCCTCTGCCGTGGCGCTCAACGGGGCCATCGGGCTGGCGCTGGTGCCCGACGCCACGGGCGGCTGGACGCCGGTGACCGCCTTTGACAGCGACGCGGGCGCGGTGACCTGGCTGCACGCCTTTCATCCCTTCGGCGCGGCCGAGGCCCCGGGCGCGCAGTTCCTCGTCGGGCTGCTGCTGCGCCCGACACTGGGCAATACGCCCTACGAGGCCTATGGCGAGGATCGGCTGCCGTCGGGCCTTCTCGACCTCTACGCCGATATCACCGATGTGTTCGACACCGACCCGCAGGGCGCGGTGATCGCCGGGCCGCTGGTGCGCGGGGCAGGGCCGGTGGCCACCCCCGCGCCTGCCATCCCGCCCCTGCGCTGGGAGGTGTTCACCGGCGAGGCCGGGACATTGGCGCTCGACGGGGCCGAGGGCTGGCGCGCGCTGGGCGTGGCGCTGGATGAGACCGCCGGGCTGACGCGGGCGGGGCACCTGACGCTCGACATCCCGGCGGGCGTGACGCCGGTGCGCCTTGGCGCGCTTTCGACCGCGGTCTGGGACAGCCTGCGCCTGACGCGCCCGCCGGTGGACCTCGACAGCCTGATCGCCGCACTGGAGGTGGCCGAGGATGCGCTGGGCGAACGCCTGCGCGCCGCGCTGTCCGAGGCCGACTGGGCGCGCATGGGCGTGCCCGTTGGTGCCTTCAACACGGTGCTGAGCGTCTGCACCAGCGCGGCCGAAGTCGCCGCGGCCCTGCCCGCCATCGACGCGGTGACGCCGATCGACCCGTCGGCCATTCCGGCGGCAAGCTGGCCTGCGATCCTGCCCGATTTCGCCGGCCCTGCCGTGCCGCTGGCCGAGACCGAGGGCGGCGACATGACCTATCGGCGGCTCTACCTGCTGCGCGCGACGCTCACCGATCCTGCGCCCGAGGCGCGGATGCTGAACGCGCTGCGGCTCAACACGGCGCGCGCGCGCGCGGCCAGCACGCGCAAGGACGAACGGCTGGGGCGGTCGGACGGGCGGCCGGGGCAGGTGTTCACCCTGTCGCGCAGCCCGGTCTGGTTCGACCCGCTGACCCAGACCCCCGATCTGGAGCTTGATGTCGTCACCGACGACGTGGCCGAGACCTGGGCGCGGGTCGATGACTTTTTCGGTCAGCCCGCCACGGCGCCGGTCTATCTGCTCGACCCCGGCAGCGGGACCGTGACCTTTGGCGATGGCCGGCCCCATGGGCGCGGCGGCGCGATCCCGCCGCCCGGCGCGGTGATCCTCGCGCGGCGCTACCGGCACGGCGGCGGGGCGATCGGCAATGTCGGCGCGGGCAGCATCAGCAAGATCAAGAGCAAGCCGCGCCATGTGGACAGCGTGACCAACCCGCGCGCGAGCAGCGGCGGCGCGGATGCCGAGACGCTCGAGACGGTCAAGGCCCGCGCGCCCGGCCGCCTGCGCGCCCGTGACAGGGCGATGTCGGCGCAGGATTTTGCCGACCTCGCCCGGCAGACGCCGGGGGCCGCGATCCACAAGGCCTATGCGGTTGCCGCCTCCGAGCCCACCGGCGCGGGCTTTGCCCCCCGGCCCGGCGCGGTGAGTGTCGTCGTGCTGCCCGCGCGCGCGCATCCCACGCCGCAGGCGCTGCGCGATGACCTCGCCGCCGTGCAGCGCTGGCTCGACCCGCGCAGGCTCATCACGACCGAGCTTTTCGTGACCGGGCCGCTCTATTTCACCATCACCGGGATCACGGCGCAGTTGCGCCTGCAGGCCACCGCCGACTTCCAGACCGTCGCGCAGGCTGCGCAACAGGCGGTGACGGGCTGGCTCGACCCGATCCGGGGCGGGGCGGATGGCAGCGGCTGGCCCTTTGGCGCCGATATCTACCATGCCGACCTCTACGACCTGTTGCTGGCCGTGCCCGGTGTGCGGCGTGTCGCGCGGCTTGCCGTCGCGCATCAGGCGACGGGCGAGGACGCGCCCGCCGATGTCGTCCCGATCCCCGAGGGGCACCTTCCCGCGCTGGCACCCGGCGCGCTCAATTTCGAGGTGGTCTATGACACCCCGTGACCCGGACCCCAGGCTGCCGCGCCACCGGCTCGACGCGCGCATCGGCTGGCAGGAGGCGCAGGACGCCGCCCTCGCACCCGAAGGGCTTCTCGCGCAGGGTGACCGGCTGCATCTGGTCAGCGCCATGCGCGCTGCGGATGGCGCATGGGTCTTTGCGGCGCCGATCCCCGACACTGACCCCGCGGGCAGTTTCGGCGGCCGCACGCTGCCGCGCGGGCT